CTTTGATAACGCAAATTTTTCAGTAGGTTCTGCAACATTAGGAGCATCTCCATCTTTCCCAATAACTCCGGCATCAATAGCAGCATCAAACTATTCCGAAGCATCTTCTGTATTATCTATGAAATATGCGGATGGATACAATTTGGCAGCAACAAATTATAATAGCACATCTACAAAAACATTATATGCAGTAGATGTTTACAATACAATTAACCAACCTGATTTTTGTTTAGTATTTGGTACAATGGTAGAAAAAGCTGATGGTACATCGGTAGCAGTTGAAGATTTGAATGTGGGCGATGAAATTAAAGCATGGGTGCCAGCAGGATTACCTGATGAAAGCCAAGACCCAGAATCAGACCAAGTTGATTGGAGATTTTATCAATTAGAAGCACAATCGGGTTCAGCACAAACTGTTGTTGTATCGGATGTTGTTTATAACTTTGCTAGTGGATATTTCTCATTAAATGATGGTGAAATCAAAGCAACAGGAACTCACCCTCTTTGGGTATTTGATTCTGAAATTGAAAAATATCACTTTAAAAATGTAGAAGATATTCTTATTGGTGATATGATTGTGAAGTGGGATGATTTCTTAGGAGAAACAGTTGAAGTTGAAGTAACTAATATAGAAATAGTAACCGAAGATGTTGAGATTGCAACTATTAACGTAGAGCAAGCTGACGTTTACATAGCAAACGGATTTATTTCACACAATAAAGGAACAACAACTCAACCAGCGATTCCTGCGGCAGGTTTAAGAATGTACTTAGACCCATTTAAAGCAGCATCAACAGGTGGTACAAATGGTACGGATTGGTTGGATTTAAGTGGATGGGGAACAGGTGTTAGACCAGCGGGAGCACCAAATGGTGTTGGTATTAGTGGTGGAAACCCTACATATAATTCGGGAGTAAGAAAACAAACATCGTGGTCTTTAAATGGTACAAACCAATTTTGGTATAAAGATGGTTCATCTAATATCAATGGTGGATATACACAATTTAACACAACGGCATATACAGTAGTAGCTTGGGTTAGATTTGCATCACATCCGGCTAATACATGGAATCAATTTTTTGGTAAACAAAATCCTAGTGGTGGTACGAGAGAAATAGCATTGTATTTAAACTCAAATGGAAGTGGTACATATTTCTTACATGATGGAACATCGGTTGGATATAGTAGTAGTACATTTTCACTATCTACCAACGTTTGGTATATGATTTCTTATACCGCAGCAGCTAACGGAACAAACGTTGGATATTTAGATACTACATCGAGAGGAACTATATCAAATGGTGCAAAAAATTATACTACATCCGCTTTAATTCAAATAGGTGGTCAATTTGCAGAAGGTGGAAATTATTTTAACGGACAAATAGGACCTGTATTATTTTATAATACTCAATTAGGTTCAACTGACATTACAAAAATTTATGATTATTTCTCACCAACATATAAATAACATTAGTTTGTTGTTTTGAAATAAAAGATTATATTTATAGTAGACATTAAAAATTAAATAAAAGCATAAAATGGCAGAGAAAATAGTATCACCAGGCGTATTTACAAAAGAAAACGACCTTTCATTCTTACAACAAGGTGTAGCAGAAATAGGTGCAGCATTCATTGGACCTTTCAAAGAAGGACCTTTAACTCCAACAATTGTTAATTCACAAGCTGAATTTGAACAATTATTTGGAGCAGCTGACGGAACATATTATACTCCTTTAGCAGTACAAAATTATTTAAGAGAAGCAGGAACTGCTACAATTTGTAGAGTAGCTGGTGTAGGTGGATATACCGAAACCGCTCCTTTATTAATAAGCGCAGTTAACTTAGGACAAATCGATACATTAGTATCTGCATCAACTCTTACAAATTATACTTCATCAACAGGAACAGATACAGGTACTGCACCAATTCAATTTATAGGTGGTACATTTACAATAGCACCAACCGCATCAGTAACGATTGCAGGTGGTCAAATTACCGCTATTACACTTACTCAAAAAGGAAGTGGATTGACGGTTGCACCAACTGCAATATATGTATCACAATCAGTAACGGCAACAAATTATCAAGCATCTGACTCATTTAATATCACATATGATGTATCTGGCTCAGCCGCAGCAATCTTATTCAACACATCGGGAAGTAATAATGCCGGATTTGCAGGTTCAACTTTAGCAGATAACGATGGTAATGGTGATTTCTATTTAGGTAATGGTTTAAACGTATCAGCATCTTTAAAAGTAACTGATGTAAACGATGTTGAAGCAGTATTTGGTACATCCGCATATGGTTCTAAAGATGCATATGTATATGGATACTTTAAAAATAGTGGTATAAACTTTGATTCACACGCATCTTGTTCAAGAGATATATTAGATGACCAAGATTTCACATTTGATGCACAAGAAGCATTAACTCCAATGATTAAATCACAATTAATTAGTGGTGATAGATATAACTTATTCCAATTCGAAACTATTGGTGCTGGAAACGCAGCAAATACTAAAGTTAAGGTTGGTATTACAAATATTAAAGCAGCAGGTAGTGTAAATGGTACTGACTATGGTACTTTCACTGTTGTTGTTAGAGATTTCGCTGATACTAATAAAAAGAAGAATGTATTAGAAACTTGGTCAAATGTAAACTTAGACCCTAATTCTCCTAACTATATTAGTAGAGTAATTGGTGATAGAAAATTATCAATTGATTCTCTTGGTAAAATTACTGAAAGTGGTGATTGGATAAACAACTCAAAATATGTTAGAGTTGCCAACCTAAACGAATCAGCACCGGTACAAGCAGTTCCATTCGGACACGCAGCTTACACTTTACCGGTATCTGCATCGGCAGCAATCAGTTCAAAGATTCCAACTGTATCATTTGTAACCGCATCGGCAACACAATATGGTGGTATCGATTTAGATTTCAATACCGATAACGCAATCTACTTAAAACCAATTCCAACAGGAGCAGGTGTAGGTTCTAACTCTGTATTTGGATTAGATGTAGTAAATGGTGGTTCATTATCAGTAGGTTCTTCTTTAGCACAATTCGTTGTAGCATTCCAAGAAGGTTTTGATGGTATGAATCCGGCAATCACAATTAACAAAGGTAGTGAAATCACTGCAGGAAACTCACAAGGTTTTGATTTATCATCTGTAGTAGCAAGTGGTTCAGTAGCATACGCTAAACATATCGCAGCATTATCAAATGCAGATGAATTTGATATCAATATGATTGTAACTCCAGGTGTTGTAAGAAGATTACACTCTTCGGTAGCAACTTCAGTATTGGATATGGTTGAGCAAAGAAATGATTGTTTCTATATTTTAGATACAACTGCAGCAGGTGATTCTATTTCACAAGCAAATACACAGGCGCAAGATATCGATTCAAATATGGTAGCAACTTACTATCCTTGGGTTAAGACAATTGATTTGAACACAAACAAATTAATCACTGTTCCACCATCAGTATTATTACCTGGCGTATTTGCAGCAAACGATAGAGTAGCAGCAGAATGGTTCGCACCAGCCGGTTTGAATAGAGGTGGTTTAATCGGAGCAGTTTCAGTATTGAATAGATTAACTCAATCTGAAAAAGATGATTTATACGAAAACAAAGTAAACCCAATCGTACAATTCCCAGGACAAGGTATTGTAGTATTCGGACAAAAAACATTACAAGATAAACCTTCAGCATTAGATAGAATCAACGTACGAAGATTATTATTGACTGTTAGAAAATATATCGCATCTACATCTCGTTTCTTAGTATTCGAACAAAATACTTCAGAGACTAGAAATAGATTCTTAAATATCGTTAATCCTTATTTAGAATCAATCCAACAAAGACAAGGTTTGTACGCATTCCGTGTTGTAATGGATGAAACTAATAACACACCAGATGTAATTGATAGAAACATTATGAAAGGGGCTATCTACTTACAACCAACTAAGACAGCTGAATTCATTCAAATTGATTTCAACATCTTACCAACTGGCGCAGCTTTTAACGGATAATTTAAAAAGTAAATATTTATATAAAGAAACAATTAAATAGAGAAATAAAATGCCAGAAGTATTAGAGTTTGATAAAATGTTCTATACCAATTTTGAACCAAAATTAGGTAATAGATTTATAATGGAAATCAACGGTATAGAATCATATATGATTAAAACCGCTAGTAGACCAACGTTCACATCGGAAATAGTTGAATTAGACCATATCAACGTAAAAAGAAAGATTAAAGGTAAATCCAATTGGGATGATATCACTATCTCTCTTTATGACCCAATTGTACCATCAGGTGCACAGCAAGTTATGGAGTGGATTAGAACATCACACGAATCATTAACAGGTAGAGATGGATACGCAGCTTTCTATAAGAAAGATATCACATTCTATCTATTAGGACCAGTTGGTGATAAAGTTGAACAATGGACTTTAAAAGGAGCATTCATTTCTTCGGCAAACTTTGGTGAATTAGATTGGGCTTCAAATGACCCATTATCAATAGAATTAACTCTAACTTATGATTACGCAATTCTTGAGTACTAATTTTTGAATTGTTTAAACTTTAAAATAGTAATTTTTAAAAGGGGGTAGATTTTCTACCCTCTTTTTTTATTTATATATACTTATATATAAAACAACATTAGTTATTATTATGGAACAACAAAACGTAGAACAGCAAGTTACAAGAGGATTAGGAGCATTCCAATCCACAGAACAAAGAACTTATCCATTTCCAACTGAAATTATTAGTTTACCATCTAAAGGATTATGTTATCCTGAAACTTCTCCATTATCTAAGGGAGAAATTACGATTAAATTAATGACAGCTAAAGAAGAAGATATTCTTACTTCAGCTAATTTAGTTAAAAAAGGCGTACATTTAGATAAACTATTAGAATCAGTTGTGGTTGAACCTGGCGTAAATGTAAATGATTTATTAGTAGGAGATAAAAATGCTATTTTAATATCATCGAGAGTATTAGCATTTGGACCTGAATATGAAGTTACTGTTAATGACCCTAATGAAAATGAGGCTGTTAAAACAATAGTGGATTTATCAAAAATACAAATTAAAGAAGTTGATGAATCTAAATTAAATAGAAATAACGAATATAGTTATACATTGCCAATTTCAAAATCAAACATAAAGTTTAGATTACTGACACATGGTGATGAACTTGCAATCCAAAAAGATATTGAAGCCCTTCAAAAAACTACAAAGGGAAGTAATGAAATTACGTCTAGATATAGAAGAATTATCACCGAAGTGGATGGTGTAAGAGATGCTGGAACAATCAGTAACTTCGTATCAAATAGATTATTGGCTGGAGATTCTAAAGCATTGAGAAAAGAAATAGCTAGTATGAGCCCAGACTTAGATTTGAAATTTGAATATGAATCTCCATTTACCGGTGAGAAGGAGGCTCTCCGAATCCCATTTGGGGTTGACTTTTTTTACCCTACCGAGTAATTATTCCGTAGTATTACATCAAAAAATCTTTCAAATGATTTATTATGCCAATGGTGGATTCAATTGGCATGACCTTTACTTTATGCCTATTAAGTTACGAGAATTCTATTGGAGAGAATTACTTAAAGCAAAAGAAAGTGAAAATGAGGCAATGGAAAAAGCCACAAAGAAATCAGCATCAAATAATTCTTCTAAAATAAGAAGAAAGTAATATTTATAGTTACAATACATACTAATTGATATGGCTAAAAAAATAAAAATAACAGAAGCTGGTATAACGGATTTTTTTAAAAGTTTTTTTCGAGCAAAATCTGCTGGAAAAGAAAAGGTTTGGTTGAACTCATTAAAAGATAAAAGTCCAGAACTTGCTGATATTTGGAAAGATTACGATGAATCGTTATCCAATAGTATGCGAGTTCAAAAAGCAGCTATGGATAAATTAGGATTAGATTCTAGTCATATAGATGCGTTTACCAAAGACCGTGGTATAAAATTTTAAAGTAATAAATGGCATCAACTCCTAA